TGGTACAATGGTCGTTATCTAATGGCTAATGTAAAAGTAAACACAATATCAAAAGTATCTGGCAACAATGTTGCTATTGACTGTGCTTTAAATTTAAAGTCTTATACAACAACACAGAGAGATGCTTTGACAAGTGCTGCTGGGGATGTGATATACAACACCACAGACAGTAAACCACAGTTTTATAATGGAAGCAGTTGGAGTGATTTATAATGAGTACACTAGAAACAAACTCTATAGGTAAATACTCTGGTGATAATGTTTCTATTGATGATGCACTAAGACTTAAAAACTATACTACAACACAAAGAGATGCACTTACATCAGTTGCTGGTGACACAATATACAACACTACAGAAAGTAAACCACAATTTTACAATGGTTCATCTTGGCAAGATTTAGGTTCAACAAGTTTTGATTTACATTATTTAATAATTGCAGGTGGTGGAGGAGCTGGTAGTTCACTCGGTGGTGGTGGTGGAGCAGGTGGATATAGAACTTCTTATGGCTCTGGTAATATTTCTGGCAAATTATCAGCTGTAGAAACAGTAATGACTGGAGCAACAGGTATAGGTTTTACAGTAACAGTTGGAGCTGGTGGTAATGGTTCTGTTAATACTAACGCTCGTGGTTCAGCTGGTTCAAGCTCTGTATTTAATTTAATAACAACCCAAGGTGGTGGTGGTGGAACTGGACAGTCTGTAAACTATCCAAATGGACCAGGTGGTATGGATGGTGGCTGTGGTGGTGGAGGTGCTAGAAATAATAATACTGGTGGTTCTGGAACAGCTAATGAAGGTTTTGCTGGTGGCTCTGGTTCTGATAGTGGTGCTTTAGGTGGTGGTGGAGGTGGTGGAGCTGGCTCAATTGGTGGTACAAACAGTAATGGCGGAAATGGTGGTGATGGTATAGATTCTTCAATTACAGGTTCAGCTGTCGGTAGAGGCGGCGGAGGTGGTGGTGGTGCTAATGGAGGCTCTGGAGTTGGAACAGTTTCTGATGGTGGTGGTCTTGGTAATAAAACTACTGCTGGCTCAAATGGTACAGCATATACTGGTGGTGGCGGTGGTGGTGGATACAGTAATGCTGCTGGCGGAAATGGTGGTGCTGGAGTAGTAATTTTAAGATATCCTAATACATTTACTATTGCTTTAGCTGGAGGTGCTGCTTCTACTGATGGAGAACAAACTGATGGTTCTGATAAATATATTCAAATAGAATCAAGTGGAACAGTGAGTTTTAGCTAATGAGTGAATTAAAAACAAATAAGATTTCAACAAATGACCAAAACAATGTAGCTATAGATAATGCTCTTGGATTAAAGTCATATACAACTACTCAAAGAGATGCTTTAACTTCTGCTGCTGGAGATGTTATATACAATACTACAACATCAAAAGCAGAATATTATACAGGTTCAGCTTGGGTAGAAACAGGTGGACCAGATGTATTTGAAGTAGATTATGTAGTTGTTGGTGGTGGAGGTGGTGGCTCTGGGTCATTTCGTGGTGGTGGTGGTGCAGGTGGTGTTATAAGTTCTGTTGACCAAACTGGTGGAACTGATAATACGCCACAAGATAGTATTTTTTTACAAGCATCTACTAACTATGCAGTAAGTATAGGTGGTGGTGGAACTGGTCTTTCATTAGGAACTGTTTCCTATTTTGGGTATGTTACTGGTAGTGGTGGAGGTTATGCTGAAGGTGGCAATGGTGGTAAAGGTTATGATGGAGCTTCTGGTGGTGGAGGAAATTATGGAAATAGTGGTGTAGCAGGTTCTGGATTTGCTAATCAAGGTAATGATGGAGGAGCTGGAAACACAACTGTTAGTTCTGCAAGAGCTGGTTCTGGTGGTGGTGGTGGTGCAGGTGGTGTTGGAACTGCTGCTCCAAATCAAGATAATGGTGGAGATGGTGGTGTTGGTGTATATGCAAATATTTTAACTACTACACAAGCTACTGCTGCTTCAGTAGGAGAAGTATCTGGTTCTAATGTTTATTTTGGTGGTGGTGGTGGTGGAAGTATAGGTTCAAACTCTACTGGAAGTCCAGGAGATGGTGGACTTGGTGGTGGTGGAGATGGCAATGGTTCTGGAACAGTAGCTGCTGGTACAGCTAACACAGGTGGTGGTGGAGGTTCAGGTGGTTCAGGTGTTGTTATAATAAAATTTCCAGACACATACACAATGGGTGGTGGCACAGGTTTAACAATACATACACCTTCTAGTCCACCAAGTGGTTTTACATTAAAGGTATTTACAGCAGGAACAGGTACAATCAGTTTTAGCTGATATAATAGGAGATAGATATGGCACATTACGCATTTATAAACGATAACAACATAGTGACAGAAGTTATTGTAGGTAAAGATGAAGATGATACTACTGATTTACCAGAAGGTTTTGCAGACTGGGAAGCCTGGTATGCAGACTTTAGAGGTCAGACTTGTAAAAGAACTTCATACAATACAATAGCTAACACACATACGCTAGATGGTACACCTTTTAGAGGTAACTATGCAGGTATTGGGTTTACTTATGATCCAGATCAAGATGTATTTTATCCACCACAACCTTATGGTAGCTGGACACTTACATCTAACTGGGTATGGGAAGCACCTATTGCTTACCCAGATGATGGTAATGCTTACATTTGGAACGAAAATGCGTATCAAGGAGATAACACCCAAGGTTGGGAACTCGTAAATGAGTAGCGAACTTAAAGTAGATACAATATCAGAAAAGACTTCTGCTGCTGGTGTAACTATTGATGGTGTATTAATTAAAGATGGTAATGTAGATGGCGTAGATGTATCTTCATTAACAAGTGGAGGACTTGTTCATATAAGCACAGATACTTTTTCAACTGTTTCTAATTTTGAAAAGGATAGTGTATTTAGTGCTACCTACGATATATATAAAATATTTATAACTATGGACACAACTAATAATGCCAACTCATCATTATATTTTGAGTTGAGAGGTAGCAGTTCAAATGTAACTAGCAATTATGTAGGTAATAGATTCTATACAAACATTGGTGCTACTGCTTTGACATTTGCAGATACAGGCACAAGTTATTGGTATATAGCTGACCCAGGTAGTGCAGACCCTAACAGATTTGGTGCAGAAATAACATTATTTAATCCTGCTAGTGCAGAAGATACTACTTACCACGCTCACGCATTAGGACCTTACGCAACTGCTTTTTACAGACAAGTGGCTTATGGATATAATACAAACAATACTGCTTATGATGGATTTAATTTAAACTATACTGGAACACAGATGACAGGTAAAGTATCTACTTATGGATTGGCATTGAGTTAATATGGCAGTAGAAGATTACATAGCAGAAGCTACTACAGAAATTAATGCAGCTAAACCAATTAATAAAAATAGTAATGGTGAAGTCATAGAATTATCAGATGCAGAGTATGATGCAAAGATTACTGCATTAGCTACACAAAAAGATTATGATGCTAACCAAAGTTATAAAGATAAAAGAGCTGCTGAATATCCATCAATACCAGACCAGCTTGATGACATTTACCATAATGGAATAGATGCTTGGAAAGCTACTATTAAAGTAACAAAAGATAAGTACCCTAAACCTTAATTAAAAATTCTATGATACAATCGTATTATGGATTATCTCGTTGGATTTATATTTGGATTTATTGTTAAAGAAATATACAGATTACTACAGTATTTAAGCACATCTGAAACACTTATTATAGACCACAACTGGGATGAGGAATGGGATTGGATAACAAGACCAGAGGATTTACCATAAATGACAAACAACAATGGCTACACACAAAAGGAATTACTCAATATGGTCATTGAAAGACTTGATAGATTAGAAGAAAAACTAGATGCCAAACTAGATAAAGCAGAGTTTTATAAAGTATTAACGCTACTTGTAGCACTGGGTGGAGTTGTTGCAGCGATTGTAATGTAATGCTGCGAGTCTTATTCGCAGTATTTTTACTGCTACCATTACCTTTATATGCTAATGAAAACAATACAGATACTACAGATACTTCTACCACTACTACTACTAGCACTACTACTACTACTATCCCAGGAGAAACCGAAGAGGTAGAAACTTTTGATGGTCCACCTCCTGTAGAAGAAGAGGAAGTAGAAGAAGAAACTACAGAAACTACTACGACTACTACAACTACTACAACATCTACTACAACTACTACGACTATACCTACTTATGAACAAGCTACAGATATGGTTATACCAGAAGATGAACTGGACCTTGATGGTAACGAAGTAGAAAATAATATTGTTATTAATAATCATTATGATGGTCAGTTTGGTTGTACAGATTTTTGTATGAACTTACATTATTTGCAACACGGCAACGATAGTGAGGATTATACATTTATATTACCTGAAACTACCACAGTAGAAGAAGAAGAACTAGACATAGAGATATACGAGGTAGGTTTTACTATAGGTGCATTAAACAATGAAGGTACAGTTACTTATACACATACAGATGAAACAACACAAGAGAATGTACTAGAAGCACAGAGCAACTCTAACTTAGAAACTATGTTAGAGAAGGTAGTTTATAACATATACGATACTTTAGATACTTTCATAGAAAGTTTTACTATAACAATTAATGACTGGTCATTATTAGATGACATATCTTTTAAGTATGTTATGCCTACTACAACTACTACCACTACAACAACTACTACAACTTTACCACCACCTCCACCTGATCCTCCACCTCCACCACCTGAACCTAAAAAGTTTGAGGTTGTAATGGATGATGGTTCTGTTGGTGAGTATCAAGAACACGAACTAGAAGATGGCACAGTAGAGCGTGATAATGAGCGTAAAGCGAATGAAGAAAAATATGGTTGTTATATGACTGATGCACAGATAAATCGTGGAGATTGTGATATACCAGAAGAAGAACCAGAAGAAGAAGTTATAATAGTTGTTGATGAAGAACAACCAGATACCAAAGAGGAGCTTCCTAATGATGATGTTGTGGTATCTGAAGTGGAATCTAAAGATGAAGTGGAAGATATTGAACCTATCAAAGAAGAAGATATTGTTAAAGAGGAAGTGGAGATTGATGTTGAGATACTTGAAGAAGAATTTGATTTTGAAGAAATCATCATTGAGATACCAGATGAAGTAATAATTATTATAGAAGAAGAAATTATAGAAGAAGAAGTAGAAGAAGATGAGTTGGATAAAGAGATACCAGGAGATGACATCATCAGAGAAGATACAGTTCAAGAGGAAGATGTCAAAGACCAGGATATACAAGAAGAAATAAAAGAACCTGAAGAACTTACAGAAGAAGAAGTAGCTGTAGAAGTAGCAGAAATAGAAGAAGTTGTAGAAGTTCCTATCGTAGAAGAAGATGCAACAGAGGAAGAATTTGCTGAAGCTATAGAAGAATATGTAGAGGAACTAGAAACAGAAGAAGTCATAGAAGTTCTTGAAGAAGTTAATGATGTTGGTGTACAGAACTTAGAAGAAGTATCAGAAGAAGTACAAGAAGTTATACAGGCAGTAGTAGAGGAAGCTATTGAAGATGTAGAAGAACTTACAGAAGAACAAGTTGAGGTTGTAGCAGAAGTATTACAGGTAGAAACAGAAGATGTTGAGATTATTGCTGAAGCTGTAAAAGAAGATGAGGTGGTAGCAGAGGCAGTAGAAGAATATGTAGAGAGAGCAGTTGAGAACGCTGATGTAGAGGATTACACACTTGCTGATGTTGTTACAGAGGTACAGTATGAGGCTTTCTTAGATAATCCTATAGAAGTATTAGTTGATTTTGACAACATAACAGAGATAAACTTGTCAAACATATCTAATGATATGACACAGGATCAGAAAAGAAAAGCACAGGAGGTCGTAGTTCCTGTAATCTTGACTAGAATAGCTAGTATGGCTGCGTTTATATTTAGGAGAAGCTAATGATTAAAAAGTTATGGTCTTGGCTAGTAGAAGCAATTAAAGAAACACTAAATCTTAGTTGGACTTTAGTTGGTTTAGTTATTGCAACACTTACACTAACTGGTTCTGCCCAGCAAATCACAGGTTTAGCGACTATAATTACTTTAGGCATATGGTTATTAACCATAGGTTTTAGAAAAGGAGATTAATATGGACTGCTGTGGTAGTGGTTGCTGTGGTGGTAAGTAATGTGTGTAACTTTTGTCAATGATGCTGGTACATACATTACTATATGTGATGGAGAATATGGAGGTATAGGTGAAACTGACTGTAGTTAGAACACAATTTGGAACAGATGCAACAAATGGTATGTTGTTTATAGATGGTATTTTTGAGTGCTATACATTAGAGGATCAATACCAAGCAGTAAAGGTAATGCACGAAACCTGCATACCAGAGGGTACATATGATATTAAGTTTAGAACTGTTGGTGGATTCCACGAAAAATATAAAAAGAGATATGGTAATGACCACTATGGTATGTTGCATTTGCAAGATGTACCTAACTTTACTTACATACTTATACACGCTGGTAACACAGATGAACATACTTCTGGTTGCTTGATTGTAGGGGAAACACAACAAGATTTAGATATAAGTGATGATGGGTTCATAGGACATAGTGGTAAGGCGTATCTAAAACTATACAACAAAGTGGCAAAACAATTACTACAAGGCAAAGATGTAGCCATAGAGTACACAACAATCAATAAATTATTAGATGGGCAAGTAGATAACAAAGCTAAAGACCATACTGTTTTAGCTGACACAGTATATGAAAAGCTAGAAGAAATAAATGGAAATGTATTGATAGGTAATGCTATGTTGAAAGGCAGGTTAATACAATAATGTTTGATAGAATTAAAAGAGCAAGAAATCAAGATGGTACATTTAAAAAAGATGTATGGTGGACACCTTGGTCTGATTCGTGGGAGTATAAAATGAGTGAAGATCTCAAAGATATGCTGGAAAGAACATTATGGACTTTCGTAGAAGCATTCCTTGGAGCTTTAGTTGTTGCACCTTTAGTATCACTTGATGCTAATACACTTGAACTAGCTGCATTAGCTGGTGGTGGTGCTGCACTAGCAGTTGTCAAGACTTACGCTAAAAAACAAATCACTAAGTAGATTCTGTCCTAATTCCTGTGTATAATTA